CCACCGAAAGAACGTTCATCAATATTTGCATTTTGATTTTGAACATCTGAAGCTTCAATTTTTTCTTTAATATTTTTCATTAAATTAGAGTTTGCATTTCTAATTTTTGTTCTATTTTCTCTATAAAGAATATAATTTTTAGCTACATCCTTTCTTTTAGTTGCCATTAAACCTTTTTCAACTAAATCTTGAATATCTTCAATTCCAGGTGTTTCATCTACATCTAGATAATACCCTTCAATATAACTTGCTATATTAGCAGCTTTTTCTTTTGCATAATCAGTAATTTCACCATCTACATCTTCAAAAGCCGCAAGAATAGCTCTTTCAATTTTTGTCGCATCAAAATCTACAATACGACCGTCTCTTTTAATGACTTTCATAAGTCTACCTCCTTAGTATATAAATTATTTCAAGGATTTAAACCTCTCTAGTATTATCAAATTTATTCTATATAAATTAATCATTTTTGCTTAAGATTCCGCGATCGCGAAGGAAGGCAAGAAAAGTATCTAGCGAGACCCCATCTCCATTATAGTAGGTAATAGATTCAAAAGGCTGTTCTTTATTAAACATTTCTTCATCTTGTAAAATTCTGCGGCAGATCTTTGCACAATCTGGGTGTTCTTCTCTATTAATCATTCTTAATAATCTTGTTTTTTCTTCTGCGGCAATGTATATAGGAATAATATCAATGCGGGAATCCTCACTCAATATTTCTATACCCTCGGTATTTAAAATTTGAATATTAACTTTATCTGGGTCTAATGCGAAAATTCCCGTCCCATAGAATTCTCCATCCCAAGTTGAAGCTTCTAAAATTTCTCCATTTAGAACTTTTTCTCCAAACTCTGCTTTATCTATAAAATAATAATCTTCTCCTTCTTTTTCATAATCTCTTTTAGTTCTAGTTGTATAACTAACTACTTTATGAAGTTCAGGTAAATTATTAACTGCATAATTTAATAAAGTATCTTTTCCGCAGCCGCCGCCTCCTCAAAGAGCTACTAACTTAATCTTTTTTATAGGTTGTGTCATGTTTATCTCCTGTTTTATAATATGTTATTGTTGTTCTTTGGGTGCTATCAGATGGATAACTTATACTCCAATTAAGAATTTGGAATTTCTTTCCGCAGTCTGGGCATATAATATCATATCTAGGAGTTGTATAAGAATAATCTCCATATCCATAATAAGTCCAAGTTACATGCGGATATCCAGGTTGTGTACTTATAATTACATCATCCCATTCATATGAGAACTCACAACCACATATAGGGCAGGTAGTTCTCATATCTTTTCTATATCCATGTTTAATTATTCGTTTCATCTTGGTTCCCCCTTTCATGAGTTAATTTCATATCACCATTATTTACTTCTTCTATTTTATATAATTGATGAGTTTGTGTTCTTGTATAAGTTTTTGCGACAAATGTGTCATCTCTTCTAAATCCTGTTACCATTACTTTTGTTCCTCTAGTGAACCAACCTTTTTCAACTACATGTTTAGTTCCATCTTCTTGAACTTCACTTAATTGTCTATTAAACATTGCAAAATATTCTTTTGTAAACTTAACAGGGACAACTCCACTTGTTGTTAATATTGTTATACTATTTTTATTATCATTTTTACTAATAACAGTTCCTATAATTTTATATGTTTTAAATATTGGAATATCTTTACCATTTCTTTTAAACATTGTTTCAACTTCTGGCTCAACAGGAAGTTCAAAGAAATCATCTATTCCATATTTTATTGTATTAATATGCGCTAATTCATGTTCATGATAATAAAAACATAATGCTTCCATTTCCCATGCAGATACATTTCCTTGAGCATATTTATCCCAACATTCTTTAAATAACATTGTATTAAATTCTTTTAACATTTTTTCTTGATTATTTTGTAACCAAGTTCTCGCATCCGCCATTATACTTTGATAAATATTATCCCATCTTGCCTGCAATATACAAGTTACACCATTAATTATTTCTAACTGGTCTATATCAAAAAATTGATTATAAAATTCTTCACATGAACTATTAAATACATAATATTTTCCAACTTTTTGATTTGCTTTTAAATATTTATTAAATATAAATGTTCTTTTTTGAAGATTTAATTCTTCAGGAATTAAATTATGTTGTAACAATCCATTAAAGTTTTGTAAAGTCAATCTTTTTTTTGCTTCACATACTTTACTTAAATAATATGCCATTGTCCACATTCTAGTTTCTACACCTGCGGCTGCCGCATTCTCTTTATCTAATTTATCAAATGCACCTGCCTTAATTAAACTAATCATTGCACTTTTATTTAATGGACATTTTGCCATAAAATCAGCAATTCCTACATATGGACGATTTGCTTTTATTTGTTCTATTGTTGCTCCACTAATATTACTTAATGCTTTCATACCAAACAATATTTCATTATTATCTACATCTGGTTCAAAACTATAATCAGACTTATTTATATCTACTAAACTTACTTTAATTCCTCTATTAATTATATCTCCTAATGCTTTTGCAATTTTACTATAATCAGTAGATTTTTCTTTTTTCTCTACTACAAATCCATCTTCATCCTCTTCAAAATCACTTTCTTCTTCAAGACTTCCACTATTAACAACTAAACAAGCTGTATTCCAATATATCGGATTCCATCTTGTTGCTATATACATAGTTTGGAAACCTATAAATGAATATGCTAATGCGTGAATGATACTAAATGAATAACCCATTTGAGGACCGACACCACATGTCCATACATAATTACCCATACATGGACTAGATGCTTGATCTAATACTTGTTTTCTTAATCCTGGAATTTTACTCATTTGTTTCTTTCCTACTATTTTTCTTGCTGCATTTGCTTCTGCTAATGTAAAATGACATATCTTTTCATCCATTAACATTCTCATTAATTGTTCTTGACTAGGAGGAACTCCATGCGAACTTCTAAAATATGGTTCTAATACTTTTTGTTCTTCTTTTGTTAGACCATATTTATCCATTTCTTTATACCATAAATCTATATTATTTTTAAATCTAATATATTTATCCATTGGAGATTCTTGACCTTTTTCTGCTGTCATTAATCTCATTAATCCATTTGCATCTGCCATTTCCATAATGTTTGTTGGTTTAATCTTTTTAGCTGCTTGACCTCCAACATCACTATCAAATTGAAAGATATTTAATACACTATTATCTTGCAACACTTTCCAATATCTATCATCTTCAATAGGCAATACATTTGGATGAAAATATTTATCATAAACTTCTCTTAAAGTTAAATCACTTTCTATCTCACCATAATCTTGTAACATTCTAATTGCTTCTGCTAATTTATCTTGAACTTCTGTTACTAAGAAATCATATTTTGTCATACCACATGCTTCACACATATGTAAATCATAAGCTGTGATTACTTCTCCTTTTGGAGTTCTCATAAATGAACCAAATTCATATGGATCTTCATCAAATAAGATAACTCCTGAAGCATGGCTACTTCTTTTATTAACTAATCCTTCAATTCCGCTCATAATATCTAATAATCCTGGGAATTGATTAACTTCATTAATAAATGTTTTAATTGGCTTTCTACCTTTATCTTCATTTCCATTCATTACATCTTCTAGAGGCCATAAGAAACCACGCTCACTAGGAATAAGTGAACTTAAATATTGTGCTGTATCTACATCTATTCCATCTGGAAAATCTTCACTTCTATAACCACGACATGCAGTTAATATAGTTGATCTTGTTCCTTCTGTTCCAAAAGTTGCAATTAATGTACATCCTAAATTCTTTCTACTTAAATCATCTATATCTTTATTAAAGTTTTGTCCTCTTTCTTTTTTTATTTCATTTAAAATCTTTGGTCTTTTACTTGGACATAAATCTAAATCAATATCTCCTAATTCAACTCTTTCTTTATTTAAATATCTCCAGAATGGAAGATTCCATTGAATAGGATCTAATTGAGTTATACCTAATAAATAATGATTTAATCCTGAACAACTTGAACCACGCCCTGCACCTACTATACTTCCACAATCCCAAAACAAATCAACATAATGTTGTAAAGTTACAGGATATGCAAACATATTTGTGCCTAACTTTTCACTAATTGTTCTTTTTATATCAGCTTCTTCTTCTAATCTATTTAAATACTCTTCATTATATATATCTAATTTATTTAATCTATTTACACATTGATTAACCCAATATCTTTCTATCTTATCATCTGATTCAAACATATCACTTAATATTGGATATTTTTCTTTATCAAATTCTTTTTTATCATAATCTTTTACTTCTACATGCGGAATTGTTTGTGCATGTGCTAAACTATAATTTTCAATTTTATTATAAATATTTATACTATTATCATACATTTCATTAATAAAATCTATATTAAAATCAGAAGCACTTAAATTTCTAACAATATCATCATCATCTTGAAGATAAGCAAATTCATAAAATTCATCTACTTCTCTTTCACCAAACTTACTATTTAAATATGCTTTATGAACATATCTATCTTCTTTTTTAAGATAGTGAGCATCTGAACCGATAACCATTTTTAAACCAAATGCCTTTGCAATAGAAGGAAATCTTTTATTAACCATTACTTGTTCTTTACTTGCCCCTGGCGCACATTCTATATAAAAATTATCTTCACCGAACACTTCTTTAGCCCATAACAAAAAGTTTACAATATTATTATGAGCGATTGCCGCTCCATTTGTATCTCCTGTTATTTCGCATCTAATTAAATCTAATGTATTAACAGATAATTCTCCACCTAAACAAGCTGTTGTTCCTATAACACTATTTGGATACTTTTTTAATATTTCTTCTAAATCACTTTTTAAAGTTGGAACTCTTTCAAGACCTCTATCCCAATAACTATTCATCCAAGCTCTTGAAGATAATTCTCTTAATGCTCTATGTCCTTCTTTATTTTTAGCAATCAAAATAAAGTGGTAATATCTTTGACCACTATCTCTAGTATCTGTTAAATAAATTTCATTACCAAGCGCTATCTTAAAATCAGGATGTTCTTTTTGCACTTCTGATTGATAAAAATTTATCTCAGGATGAGAACTAATACACTCATGATCTGTGATTGCTATACCTGATAAACCTAGTTCTATTGCTCTATCAATTAAATCTTTTGGTCTATTGATACAGTCTAATAGTCTTAAATTACTATAATGTGTATGAGAGTGTACTTCAAATCTTTTATTCATTTTTCATCATCCTTTCTTTCTAATTATATTATATAATAATTTTATTAAAATTTCAAGTCAGGTTTCTGAATCGGGTATTCTAATTCTTTACAGTCGACTCCGTGTCTCTGGAAATAATCAATCAAGGCCCCGCGCTCGCTGCATGGGTTATTAGGAGCTTCATAGACAATTAATACTGCAATAGGCTCTTCCTTAAGATTTTCTTGTTTTGCATACATTTCACAAAAGTCAGATATACCTTTCATCATTTTATCAAAATCTATTTGTTCTAAATGTTCTTGATATGATTTAGCAAGCGGACAGCGGGTCCAGTCCCTATGTTCGCATGGACAGCTGACGCCACCATTATGTTCTTGTACTATAATTGGGCGCAAGCGCAAACCATTTAAAATCCCGCGGCGGTCGATGAAAGTGTGATCATTCCCCTGCCAATCGTGATACCAATCGGGATCAGACATAGCTGTAGACATAGGTATCATATTCTTTTTAAAGTTTCTAATTTGATAAAAATAACTAATTCTTACTTGCATAATCCCTCCATACAAAAAGAACCGCGATTAAGCTTTCTTTAAACCACGGTTGCCGCCTTCATTTTTAGTACCCATGTAAACTTTTCTTTTGTAGAAATTATGGATACAATTCATAATGATGCTTGTATCAGAACCCTCTTGAGTTTGATTTTCTCTTGGTTTATATCTAAAAGCATATCTATAAGTTCTTGTTTTAGCATATAAATCAAATATCTTATAAACTCCTATTCTACTGCCTCTTTTAGGTAGTTCTTTATACCAAATACTCCATCTGTCATTAAATACTTTGTCAAATTTATATTTCATTTTATCCTCTCCTTATTATCACTAGCTTTTTAGCTGCCCTAGTGCACGCAGTATATAACCATTTTATATGTTCTTCTTTATCAAAAGGGAAACCTTCTTCAATAACAAGCACATTATCCCACTCACTACCTTGAGATTTATGACAAGTAATTGCATACCCATAAGTAAAACTTAACGGAATACTACTTGCATAATTTTTATTTTTACTTAATTTATAACTTTCTTTAAAATTCAATGTAGGCTCGCCCTCTAAAATCATTCTTTTATCCATACTTAAATTACTAAAATTAGTTATTCCATCATCAGATTTAAAATTAGAAATTACTGTATTGATTTGATTAAGTCTTCCGCTTGTAATATAATAAGGTATTTTTATAAAAGAATTAAAACTTTCACTTAAAGTACCTATTGTGCCATTAACTAGCGGAGATCCGTCCTCACTGAATACATCCCAATAATTTCTTAAACAAATAACTTTATCTCCATCTTCTGGATTATCGCCGCGTCCTAATAAATCTCTCATTTGTTTATTAAGTGCAACTCTTGTCGCATTAGTTGAACAAATTATTTGGTCTGCCCATTGAAGCATTCCTGTTGTTAATTCTTCTTTATCTAATATTTGAACTTCTTTTCCAACAAAATGATTTAATGGTTTACCAGCTCTAATATCCATTGTTAATTTAATAATTTCACTTTGTTCTTCTTGTCTCATTATTTCATCTAAGAAAATATCTGGATTGTCTAATAAATGATTATCTTCATCCTTATTAACAGGAGGAAGTTGTCCTGGATCACCTAAACAAATTACATAAACTCTATATTTCAAAAGTTGTTTTAATAATTCTTTAGGTACCATACTACATTCATCGACTACTACAATTTTAAATGGAATGAAAGTAACAGGTCTACGAAAGAATGTCCCATCTGGTCTTGGGAAATGTTCATATAGTAATCTATGTAAAGTACTAACATTTTTATTCCCTTTCTTTTGTAAGACCTGAGTTGCTTTTCCAGTGAACGAAGTATATACTACATCTTTTTCTGGGTCTATTCCATCTTTTTCAAGAGCGGCAATAATAAATTTAACTAGAGTAGATTTTCCAGTTCCCACCGGGCATAGCCACTAATAATAGTGGTTTGGCATCCACTATGATATCTATTAACGGCTAATTCTAATCCCTCCTTTTGTTTAGAGTTTAATAATATCATATCCATATATTATCCCTCCAAATCTTCTATCTTTCATAATCCAGAATGTAATTCTCTATGACAATTACTACAAATTAAAATACATTTTTTAACTTCCTCTACAGCTTCTTTTAAACGCATATTATCATCGCTAATTCCAAAATCTTTTTTACTAGGATCTTTATGATGAAAATCTAATGCAGATAAACATTTATTATATCCACATCTAATACATTTACCGCCTTCTTTTTGTTTTAATTTAGCAATAAAATCTCCTCTTTTTAATTGTATTCCTTCGGGCATACAATTATAACAACATTGGCGTTGATTCGCTGCGGGAGTTTTTGGTTGAAAAGATTTTCCGCATAATAAGCATTCTTTAAAAGCCATATGATTTTCTTTTGGTAAATCCTTTTTTAATAATTGTTTAGCGGCATATTTTTCTCTTCTCATTTGATTTTCACAACTTTTACTGCAATATTTTTTTGTAGATTTAATTGCTTCAAACTCTTTTCCACATATTACACATATATTTATCATAATTATTTTCCTCTTTTTCTAAAAACATTATACTAAAAATTTTCGTCGTTTTCAACCAAAATAGATATATCTTACGATCAATTAAAAATTATACTTACTTTGTCCTATTATTTCATAATCTTCTATTAAGATTTGAGGAGTAATTCTTCCCATCCATTCATTAGCATTACATCTACCTATAATATTTAATTCTACATAACCTTCACTTAAAAGCTTTTCATATTCTTCTTGTGAACTACCAAATTTAATAAAACTTATTTTATTTGGTAAAGTTATTTTTAAAGTAGGCTTTTTATCAGGAGACATTAATGTAAGCATTTCTTTAGCAACTTTTAAATTTTCTACACAAATTAAACTTTCATCAATATCTTGCCCCCATAAATCTGATAAGTTAGCAATATCTAATATTGTTTCAGGTTTAACATCTACACCTTTAAAAATGTAATCAACATAATATAAAGGTTCAGATTCCATATCCTTTAGGGCTTCATCTGTTAATTTTATAAATCTATCAATGTTTTCAGGTTTGATTCCAAGTCCAAATGCATTTTGATGTCCTTCAGCATATTCTACTAATCCAGTATCTTGACATATATCTTTAAAATTTTCAATTCCTGATTTAGAATATCCACGCGCTGATCCTTGATACATACCATCTCTAGCGGTTAACATTAATACAGGTCTTTGATATTTAGCCATTATTTTATTGGCTATTAATCCTGCAATATTTGGATCTATTTGACCAGGCTGAAGTAAGAATATAAGAACTTTATGTTTCATCATATCTTTTTCTTCTATTTGGTTTTCTACTAATTCCATTCCAGCATCTTGCGCTCTGGTTTGTCTATTTTTTACATTAGTAGCAGTCCTTAAAGCTTGGTCTACTAATTTTTCCATCTCGCCTAACTTATGCCCACGCTTATTAGATAATATTTCTTTAAAAGCTTCAGACTTTAACATTGATTTAAATAATAATTCTTTTTCTTCTAAAGTTCCACTTCTAACCATACTATTTACAAAAGGAACAATATAAAATGCTGCTCCAATTGGAGTTATTTTATTTCCTAATGTATAAGAGTTCTTTTCAGCCATATTATATATAAATGGATTTTTGATATTTTCGTTGCGGAAACCCTTGGTTATGATATGTTTAGTCTCAATTGATTTAAGACTCATCATGTCTCCGCAATTTCCTAGCGCCGCTAAATCTATATACTCATCCGCATTATGACTACCACGAAGTTTATCTAAATATCTACAAAATTGCCATACAACTCCAGCACCAGATAATTGTTTATTTGGATAATCAGATAATTGATTATTAATTGTTATAGCGTTTTCTGAAACATATGGCGCTTCATGGTGGTCTAAGATGATAATCTTTCTACCCTCTTCATTTAATTTTTTATGGTATTCATAATCATTACTTGCAGCGTCTGGTATAATAATTAATTTAAAATCATTTTTTTCTATATAATCTATACAATCACTTAATCCATGTGTTTTATCTTCATGTAAATAATATTTTAAATGATTATCTACAAAAGATGGAAATAAGTCATATAAATAATTTATAAGTATTGCCGCAGATGTATAACCATCGCAATCGCAATCTACTAAGATTAATGTATTTCAGTTATTATTAATTGCAGTAACTAATGCGGCAACCGCAGCCTTAATCCTGTCTTCACCGAACATTTCCACATTACTAATATCATCATCTGTTGTGTTTAAATAATGATGAATATCACTTAACTTTATACCACGATTAAAGAGAACTTGTTGAATTGCACTTAACTGAGGGTCTACATCTTTTATTAATTTATATCTCATTTTAAATCATTCTCCTTATTATATTTTACTCTAAACTAAATCTTTTGTCAAATAACTTTAAAAATTTCTCTTTTCCTTCATCAATAGGGCTAGATTTATAACCTAATATGCCCCATTTATCAAACATATAAGAAATTCTTACATATTTACTATATTTTTTGTTTATATCTTTTAATTTCTTAACCCAGCCTATATGTTCTTTATCTCCAAGTTCTTGAAATTGTTTATCAAAAGCAATTATCATTTCTTCTATACCTAGGTCTAATAATAATTGAACTTGGTATGATGATAACGAGCTACCGCATACCGCAACTGTTATATCATTCTCTTGTCCAAAATATGACGCATATAGAAGCGGAGATTTTTCTCCTTCAAATATAATTGCTTTTTTTGTTCTTTTTATATTTTCTTTACTAAAGTTTAAATTATATAAGTTAAAACCTAAAGGGTGATTATACATTTGTTTATTCAAATACATTGGTCTATATTTACCATATATTTCATTTTCTTTAATTAATGTTCTTTCTCTAATACCAACTAGCTCTCCATCTATATTATAATGAGGGATAACTATTGCTTGAGAAGACGGGTTATAACAAATATTATGATACTTGATTACATCCTTACTTATACCCTCGTCTTCCCATGGAAGTATACGAGGATGTGGTAAATAAGTTAATATCTTATCATCATAAATTTTCATTTCTATTGTTCTTTTGTTATTTTCATTATTTAAAATTTTATCATATCTATTAAAAATTTGCCAATCAATAAGCTCATCATCATTTTTTTGAAAATTTTTATTTTCTATGCTTAAATTGAAAAAATTAATAACATAGTTAATAGCTTG